CTTTGATTTGCCGTTGTGGGGGACCGCCTATTGGCCGTCTCCCGTTGAACTCTATCTTTACGCTACTTCGCCGTTTATGGTTTACTACCTGGTCAGCGGGCTGTACGTTTGGGGCTATTTGCCCCTTCGTATCGCCTGGCTTGCCTATCGGGGTAGGCTTTGGAGTAGCTTATTGATAGGGGTCTTTTTCTCCACGTCGGTTCTGGTTCGGAAGGCTGCGCATTTGTATGCGACGCAGCCTATCTTGGACGACAAAACAGTGCTGGCCTTGAGAGAACGATGCGAATACCCGGTGTGGATGCGTGCAAACGAGCATAAAGTCTGCTCCTCGCCGGTTTTGGAAGATAAGATGACTTGTTTGTTGAACTACGCCGGTGCGAGTCAGCAGACGTACGGTGACATGTATGGGGCGGTCACCGGGGTGTGGGATTTTGGAAGTCCGGTTCAACATTGCAAGCAGGCAGCTTACATGATGCCTGAGCAGTTCTTGAAGCGTTTTGAGGTTGGGGTCGAAAGAGCCAGCTGTGAGTGTTTGCCCAGAGAAGTTATCACCTGGGCCAGCTACTTCGATTATCGTTACTATGGGATAGTGGCGAGAACGTTGTGGCGCTCGCCGCTGACTGTAATGGCCGTCTCTGCGTTTTCTGCCGTGACTAGTGGATTAATCCTGTGCCTGCTCGTGTATTGTTTGTGCAAGTGGCGGCGTCCGTTGCGTGTTTACTTCACGCTGGCGTCGAATTTGAACTTGAGGGGTGTGATTGCTCACTCCAATTGTAAGAAGCACGCGCATGGACACCCCTATCTCGCGGAGCGCCGTAAGGTTCTTCGCGATGCCGCTGCCGAGTTAGTCGCTGCCCAGGCAGGCGACTCAACGTGTTTCAACGCGTTCGGCGGCCCTGTTGACTTGCACGGACCGAAAGGCCGCTGGGAGCATCATCAAACCAAATCTGCGTACAATGTGCGTAGCTTAGCCGGGGCCCGCAAACACAACACGTATGACGGAGTTGTGGATGCCGTGATGTCCGCTGGCGAAGGAGCCGTCCTGTGTTGGGACAGCTTTTGGTATTTGAGCGCTTCCCAAGCAGCCAGGTTGATTTGTGGCAAAAAGATCGTGGTGTTTAACATGCGCCATGTGTCAGCCACCGTGCAGGACCCATTTACTGGCACCGTTGAGTCGAAGATGAAGACCGACGGAGTGACGTTAACCGAGGAGGTTGTCGGGGGCGATATTTATATACAGCCCCACATCGATTTCCCAACGCGCGATAAGTTCAGCGCGTCCGCTTATATTGGATCAAGGCGGGTCGTCATATTGTTTCAGAAGGTCAAAGTCAACATTGTGCATGAGGGACCCACTGTCGTCAACACACCGCAATACGAAACCATCTGGGCTGCAACCGAGATGGATGCTGTTTGCGCTGACGTAGAGTTGAGTTCTATCTTGCCTGGCGCGCCTAGTAGCCGCGCCACCCTTGTCACTGACAAGACCGGCGTACTGACCGGGGCTATGGTTCGGCGGGAGACGGCTGAGGGCGTTGTGCACAACAGCGTTCCCGCTGCTTCCTTTGTGAGCCTGCAGTCCATTGTGTCATCCGTCCCGGTCACTGCCAAGTTCAC